GCCGTCGAAGGCGCCAAAATCGGCTCCACCCTGCGTATCCGCCTGCCGGACCGCGCGCTGGTGACCGACGGTGCTGCGCTGCAAGTGCAGGCCGACAACGAGCAGTATACTACTCTGTCGGTCGCGTCGCAGAAGCACATCGGCGTCAACTTCACCTCCGCCGAACTGACCCTGCAACTCGACGACTTCGCCGAGCGCGTGCTGAAGCCTCGTATCAGCCAACTCGCCGCCAGCATCGACGCTGACGTAGCCAACGCGTTCAAAACCATCGGCAACTCGGTCGGCACCCCCGGCACCACCCCGGCCACCTCGCTGGTTCTGCTGCAAGCTCAGCAGAAGCTGAACGAGAACGCTGCCGTGATGAGCCCGCGCTACGCCACCGTCAACCCGGCGGCCAACGCTGGCCTGGTCGAAGGCATGAAAGGTCTGTTCAACCCGACCGATACCATCAGCAAGCAGTTCAAAAACGGCATGATGGGCATGGGTGTCCTGGGCTTTGACGAGATCAACATGTCTCAGTCCATCAAGCAGTTCACCACCGGCTCGCGCTCCGCGACCGGCGGCACGACCTCGGCGGCTGTCACCAGCGAGGGCGCGATTGTCATCGCCATCACCGGCGCTGGCAACGGCGCTACCGTCAAGGCTGGCGACGTGTTCACCGTGGCTGACTGCTTCGCGGTCAACCCGCAGACCCGTGAGTCCACTGGTTCGCTGTTCCAGTTTGTCGTGCTGTCCGACGTCACCCTGGGATCCAGCGGCGAAGGTAACCTGTCCGTTTCGTCGATCTACTCGGCCTCTAACGCGCTGGCTACCGTGAACAGCCTGCCGGGCAACAGCAAGGCCGTGACCTTCATCGGCGCGGCTTCCAGCCAGTACCCGCAGAACCTGGTCTACCACAAGGACGCCATCACGTTCGCCACGGCTGACCTGCTCATGCCGCAAGGCGTGGATATGGCCTCGCGCCAAGTCCACAACGGCATCTCGATGCGTATTGTCCGTCAGTACGACATCAACAATGACCGTCTGCCCTGCCGTATTGACGTTCTCTACGGCTACAGCACGATCCGCCCGCAAATGGCGGTTCGTCTCTGGGGCTAATTGATAGGGGGCTTCGGCCCCCTATTCTGAACTCACACTAAAAGGACTACATCATGGCTCTTTCTAATGGTACTGGCGGCTATCAGGTCGGCGCGGGCGCTCTCGGCGAACCGCTGACGTTTGCGCAAACCGCACCCCTGGCAGTGACCGCTGCCGTCACCGCGACCCCGGCCCAACTGGCCAACGGCCTGTTTACCTTCAACGGCACCGCCGGCAACCTGACGCTGCCGACTGTCGAGGATCTGGAAGAAGCGTTCCCCTCGATGGACAAGGTGGACACCGCGTTCGATTTCTTCGTCATCAACATCGACGCTTCGGGTTCCGATACCGTGACGCTGGCTATCGGCACCGGTTGGACGATTGTTGGCGCAGCAGGAGTGGTGGTTAACACTTCCGCCCATTTCCGTGCCCGTAAGACCGGCACCGGCACTTGGACTGCGTACCGCGTGTCGTAACCCCGCAGGGGGCTTCGGCCCCCTGTTTTTAAAAGGATTCAACTATGGCAAATAACAAGCCTATCGGCGTAGCGTACGCTGACCCGGCGCTGGACAGCTATCAGGTCGGCACCTCGGGCGCGCCCGTGACCGCCACGGCATCGGGCAACATTACGCAGCTCTACGCCTCCACCACCCACGCCTCCGGCGATCTGCGCGGCTACTACTCGCGTGTGGATTTCGCGGGCGCGGGCGGCGGCGAAACCATCCGGGCGTTCTCTCGGGTTACGGCGGCCCAAGGCGCAGGTCAAACCACCAACGGCGCGCATATCAGCCTGTCCGTGAACTCCGGTGGCTCGATCAGCGGCGCGGCCAACGCTATCCGGGCGACCCTCGGCGTGGCGACGGGCGTGACGCCTGGCGGCACTCTGGCGGCAATTCAGGTAGATTCCGACTTCCCCAGCAGCGTGACGTTGCCGGGAAGCGCGGCGTTCTTGCGGTTTACCAACAGCGGTTCGGGGTCGGTGGATAACCTCGTCAACGTTCCGGCTGCCATGGTTGTCGCAAAAGGCGCGTCTACCGGTTTCAGCCATGTAGTCAAGATTGTGGATAGCGCTGGCGCTACCTACTATCTGATGGCCACCAATAGCGCGCCGTAATGTCAATCAGCCGAGAATTTATTCTGGCTGAGATGGAGCAGGTTCAGCTTGAATTACAAAAGGCGAAAGTCTTCGTAATTCAGGCTGAAACCTCTCTGTCAATTTACAGTATGCTATTGGCAAAGTTGGACGAACCCGCAAAACCTGACAGCAACCCCAAAGAGGCAGGCTAATGGCCGTCATCTATCTGCGTCACCCCACCCACGGCGCCAAAGTGGCGATTTCCCACGACGAAGCCGAAGGCGACATCCAGAACGGTTGGGAGGAGTTTGACCCGACCGAGAGCACCCCCGCGCCGGTTGAGAACGCGTTGCAACCGCGTCGTAGAGGGCGTCCGGCCCGTCAGGAGCTGGTGGCATGAGCACGACTGCTGGCGATCTGATCAAGGGGTCGTTGCGGCTAATCGGCATGTTGGCCGAAAGCGAGGAGCCGTCTGCGGCCACCATGCAAGACTCCATCGCGGCCATGAACGCCATGATCCAGTCTTGGGACACCGAGCGTCTGGCGGTGTTCAGCACCCAAGACCAAGTGTTTACCTGGCCCGCTGGCCAAGCCCAGCGCACGCTGGGGCCTACGGGCGACTTTGTGGGCGAACGGCCTATTCTGGTGGACGACGCCACCTACTTTAAGGACGCTCAGACCGGGCTGTCTTTTGGCGTTAAGATGATCAACCAGAAGCAGTACGACGGCATCGCGCTCAAGACCGTCACCAGCACCTACCCGCAGCTGCTGTGGGTGAACATGACCTACCCGGACATTGAGATGACCATTTACCCGGTGCCGACCAAGGCGCTGGAGTGGCATATTGTCTCGGTGGAAAAGCTGGCCGAGGTGGCCAACGTGGCCACGGCGATTGACTTTCCGCCGGGCTACATTCGGGCGTTCCGTTACAATCTGGCCATGGAGCTGGCCCCGGAGTTTGGCGTTGAGCCGAGCCCGCAGGTGCAACGGATCGCTATGACCAGCAAGCGCAATCTCAAGCGGATCAACAACCCGGATGACCTGATGGCCATCCCGTACCCGATTGTTGCAACGCGGCAACGCTACAACATTTACGCCAACAACTTCTAAGGTTGCTCTATGGCTAACGTAACTATTTCCATGCTGCCGGCTGCGGTGTCCGCCGCGCCGACAGATTTAATCCCCATCCAGCAAAGCGGCGTCACTAAGCAGCTTACTAACACGCTGCTGTTTACGTCGCCCACGTTCGTTACGCCAGCGTTAGGCACCCCCGCGTCGGGTACGCTCACCAACTGCGTGGGGCTGCCGATTGCAACCGGCGTTAGCGGCCTCGGTGCGGGTGTAGCTACGTTCCTTGCTACGCCGTCGTCGGCTAACTTGGCCGCCGCCGTAACCGGTGAAACCGGGTCGGGCGCGCTGGTGTTTGCCACCAGCCCCACGTTGACCACGCCCACGCTGGGCGTTGCTACCGCCACCAGCATCAACAAGGTGGCGTTTACGGCGCCGGCTACGGCGGCTACTCTGACGATCGCCGATGGCAAAACGCTAACCGCTAATCATAGCCTTACGCTAGCGGGCACCGACGGCACCACGATGACCTTTCCGGGCACTAGCGCCACAATCGCTAGGACGGACGCAGCGCAATCGTTTACCGGCAATCAGACGTTCTCCGGTGCGATTATTGGCAGCATCCAGAGCCTGTCTGGCCCTGGTGCCGTAAATGTTACCACTGGCACCACGGCATTTACCTCCACCGGCACGGGCGACGCACTGACGCTGGCCGACGGTGTAGCTGGGCAGTTCAAGACCATTATTTACGTGGCGGAGGGCGCTGGAACGGACACCGGTATTCTTACCCCCACCAATCTTGGCGGCGGCACAACCATTACCTTTAACGCTGTAGGCGACGCCGTTACGCTTCAGTTTGTAGGTTCAGATTGGTGGGTTGTTGGGCTTCGCGGTGCAGTGGTTGTCTAACGCATGAAAACACCGATTCTTGGGTCCACCTACGTCGCCCGGTCGGTCAACGCCGCCGATGCGCGGATGGTGAATCTGTTTCCCGAGCTTGTGCCGGAGGCCGGTAAAGAGCCCGCGTTTCTTATGCGTGCGCCGGGACTGCGGTTGCTGACTACGCTGCCCCCCGCCGGTCCGGTGCGCGGGCTGTGGGCTTTTGGCAACTACATGTACGCGGTCTGCGCCAACACGCTTTACAAGTTGGACAGCGCCTATGCCGCCACGGCGTTGGGCACCATCGCGGGCGTGGGGCCTGTGTCTATGGTGGACAACGGCACGCAACTGTTCATCGCCGCTAACGGCCCGAGCTACATCTACAACGCCAACACCAACGTGTTTGCGCAGATTTCGGATCCAGACTTTCCCGGCGCGGTGACGGTCGGCTATCTGGACGGCTATTTTGTGTTTAACGAGCCCAACAGCCAGAAAATATGGGTGACGGCGCTGTTGGACGGCACCAGCGTGGACCCGCTGGATTTTGCCAGCGCCGAGGGGTCACCCGACGGCGTGGTGGGGTTAATTTGCGACCATCGCGAGGTGTGGGTGCTTGGCACCAATTCTACCGAAGTCTGGTACGACGCGGGCACCGCCGACTTCCCCTTGCAACGCATCCAAGGCGCATTCAACGAAATCGGCTGCGCGGCGGCCTACAGCATCGCCAAGATGGACAACCGGGTGTTTTGGCTCGGCCAAGACGCCCGAGGCCGGGGCATGGTCTACGCGGCAGAAGGTTACGTCGGGCGGCGCATCTCCACCCACGCGGTCGAGTGGCACATCCAACAATATGGCAATCTGTCCGACGCTATCGGCTACACCTATCAGCAGGACGGCCACAGCTTCTACGTGCTACTCTTTCCGTCGGCCAACACGACCTGGGTGTACGACGCCGCAACGCAAGCCTGGCACGAGCGCGCGGGGTGGAACAACGGCAACTGGACGCGGCACCGCAGCAATTGCCAAGTGGCGTTCAACAACGAGGTCATCGTCGGCGACTACGCCAACGGCAACCTATACGCCTTCGATCTGGATGTTTACGCCGACAATGATGCAGTGCAGCGTTGGTATCGGTCGTGGCGGGCGCTGCCGACCGCCCAAAACAACCTGAAGCGCACTGCGCAACACAGCCTGCAACTGGACTGCGAGACGGGCGTGGGGTTGAACGGTATTGACCCTACTGATCCCTTAGATTGGTTTTTTTCCACCGACACCGGCGATCAGATTGTTACCAACACTGGTGACTTTTTAATGTTCTCGCCGCCCACGGTCGAGGGTGCTAACCCCGAGGTCATGCTGCGCTGGTCGGATGACGGCGGCCATACGTGGTCGAACGAGCACTGGCGGTCGATGGGCCGGATTGGCCAATTTGGATACCGCACCATCTGGCGCCGGCTGGGCATGACTGTGAAAATCCGCGACCGGGTGTACGAGGTGTCCGGCACCGACCCGGTCAAGATCGCCATCATGGGCGCTGAACTAATTGCCAGCCCAACTGCCGCATGAGCACTCTGATCCCTGACATCACCCGCATTCCTGCGCCTCGCACGCCGCTGATCGACGAGCGCACGGGGCTCATGTCGCGGGAGTGGTACCGGTTCTTCTACAACCTGTTTAACTTGGCTGGCTCGGGTGGCAACTTTGTCTCCCTGACCGACCTGCAAAAAGGGCCGCCCAGCGTGCCGTTTGAGGCGCTCCAGATTGACCCCAACGCGCCCACCAACGCGCCGACAGACTCGCCACTGGTGTCGCAGGTTGCAGAGATCGGCAAGCAGATCAACGCGCTGGAATCGCAGCCCGAGTGCGATTGCGCCTCGGTGCAGGCGGTGTTGCAGAACGAAATCAACGAGCTGTTGGCCGCGCCGATCTACACCCCGCAGGCACCGATGCCCGTATACGGGTCTTTTTATAGCACCGCCGACCAGCCTGACGGGTCTACCACGACTGCCTATCCACTGGTGTTGGACACCACCCAAGTCAGCCAAGGCGTCGCGCTTGAGAACCGAACCGCAACGTTTACCGCGTCGATCGGCCCCGCCAGTACCACCATGACCGTCACGGCAGTGTCCGCCGGGCCTATCTACCCCGGCATGGTTATCACCGGCACCGGCGTTACGGCGGGCACGTATATCGTATCGCAGACTACCGGCACCGACGGCAGCACGGGTGACTATGTGGTTAGCGCTTTGCAAACCGTGGCCTCCACGACGATTACGGGCACCTGCAAGTCAAAGATAACGTTACAGGAAGCCGGCGTCTATAACGTGCAGTTCAGCATCCAGTTTGTAAATACCGATTCAGGTATTCAAGACATGGACGTTTGGATGCGCAAAAACGGTACAGATGTGGCCGACAGCAACAGCCGGTTTTCTGTGCCTAACCGCCACGGCGGAATTGACGGGCATTTAATCGGCTCGCTGAACTTGTTTGTGGACGCCGCGCCTAGCGATTATGTTGAGCTGATGTGGGCTACTACTAACTCAGGCGCTACAATCGAGTATATCGGCGCGCAAACTGGCCCGGTTCGCCCCGCCACGCCGTCGGCTATTGTAACGGTATCTTTGGCATCTGTGCCGTCCATCTAAGGAGTAAAACGTGACCGTTTATGCAAAAGTGCTGATCCCGGCCAAAACCGCCGAGAACACGCAAACGACCCAATACACCGCCACCGGTGTGACCACGATTATCGACAAGTTCACCGCCACCAACTACTCAGCCGGCACCGCGACGCTCAGCGTGAACCTGGTGACGCTGGCCGACACGGCGGGCAACCAGAACTTGATCGTCAAAACCAAGTCGCTCCAGCCATCGGAAACCTACACGTTTCCCGAAATTGTCGGGCAGATTCTTGCCACCGGCGGGTTTATCAGCACGATCGCCGGCACGGCGACCGCCATCAACATCCGGGCTTCGGGCCGCGAGATCACGCAGTAATGCACACTGAGATAGCCCTAGCTCCCGAGCAAGAGCTGTTTGGCTTGCTGCAACTCGGGCCTAAGAATGAAACCGGGTTAATTGACCCGGCGGCCATGCAGGCCAAGGTTGTTGCGTTGCAAAATGTCTTACTGGAAATGCCGCAAGCTGATGTTCAAACTGTGCATAAGTTTTCGCCCGGCGTATACGAGCGCACGATTATCGTTCCGCCTTGGACCGTGTTGACCGGCGCGGCGCATAAAACAGACTACAAGGTTCGGCTGGAAAAAGGCACAATAGCGGTAAATATCGACGATGATATACGGGTATTGACCGCGCCTTGCGAGTTTGACGCCAAAGCGGGCGCGCAGCGAGCGGGGCGGGTGTTTGACGAAGAAGTAGTTTGGACGGATATTTACGACAACCCTGATGATTGCACAGATGTGGCTATTTTGGAGGACCGGCTGTATGTTGTTCCAGAATGCGGTCTTGGTGAAAACAGGGTGAAAGCATTGACGCACGAAAGCGCGCAAGCTATTTCGTATCAAGGAGAATAGTAATGGCCGGATTTGTTGCAGCCGCAGTTGTAGGGTCAGCTTTGTTAGGTTCGCGGGCGTCTAGTAAAGCCGCCAGCACCGCTGCCAGCGCCACCACGCAGGCCGCCGACACCAGCGCCGCCGTTCAGCGGGAGATGTTTGAGCGCCAGGTCGAGCTGCAAGAGCCGTGGCGGCAGGCAGGTATTAGCGCGCTGAACAAGCTGGCCCCCTTGGCCGAGCAGTATACGCCGTTCGGGATGCAGCAGTTCCAAGCCGACCCCGGCTACGCCTTCCGGCTGTCCGAGGGCATGAAGGCGCTGGAGCGCGGCGCGGCAGCGCGGGGCAACCTGCTGTCCGGGGCGACACTCCGGGGCGCGCAACGGTTTGGGCAAGACTTGGCCTCGCAAGAGTACATGAACGCCTTTAACCGCTACCAGGCTGAACGGGCGGCGCGGCTCGGCCCCCTGCAATCGCTAGCGGGCGTGGGCCAGACCTCGGCACAGGCATTGGGCGCGCAGGCGGGTGCTCTTGGCGCTGGTCTTGGCCAGACCTACATGGCCGGCGGCGTAGGCGCGGGGCAGGCCCGCGCGTCGGGCTACCTTGGCCAAGCCAACGCGCTGACGCAAGGGTTGGGAACATACCTGAACTACTCGCAAAATCAGCAGCTAATTAACCGGCAGCCGGGCGCAACGCCCGTTATAGGCAGCGGGTATGGTGGAACGCCAATCATTTCGCAGAACTACCTTGAAGGGCAGTTCAACCCTATGGGTTGATCGGCGATTACGGACTAAGGACACACTATGGCTAACGGACTTTACGCAGCGATCGCCGAGGGCGGCAAGCCCATCCAGCTTGAAAACCCGTTGAATCAGATGGCGCGATTGGCCGCGCTTCGCGGCGCGGAACAGGAACAACAGCTTAACGCCATGCGGCTGCGCGAGGCGGAGACTGGCGCACGCGAATCAGAAGCCCTGCGCAATTATCTGTCCGGCGTGTCGGACGTTTCCTCGCCGGAAGTGCGCGCGCGGCTGACCACCGGGTTTGGTAAGGCGGGGCTAGGCTACGTCAAACAGCTTAGTGAAGTTGAAAAAGGCAATTTGGAAGCGCAAACAAAGCGTTTTGATCTAATTAAAAACAAAACCAATTACTACCGCGATGCGTTGGCTACGGTCAACACGCCCGAGGACGCGCAAATCTGGACTGCTGCCGTATTTAACGACCCTGTGGTCGGCCCTACGGTAGCCAACCTAGGTGGCAATTTGGAACAAGCCTTGGCGCGCATCCCCCGCGATCCGGCGCAGTTTGCGCAGTGGCGTCAGGAAACCGCGCTGGGGGCGCAAAAGTTTATTGAACTGAACGCGCCTAGATTTAACGTTGTAGACCGTGGCGGCCAACGCGATGTCATTCAAACACCTGGCCTTGGCGGGGCGCCTACTACTGTCGGCACTTATTCGGACGTTCCGTTGCCCCCGGATGTTGCCGCGCAAAGAGCAACTATCGCGCGAGCGGGCCGCCCGACAACTACAGTTGTAATACCCGAACAAGAAAAAGCCGAACGTAAGGCGCGCGGCGAACTATTAGTAAATCAATATAAAATTGTGTCGGACGCTGCGCGGTTGGCGGGGCGTAGTTTACCCGCACTGGAAACACAAGAAAAAGTATTGGACGCCGGCTTTAAAACCGGATTTGGTACAGAAGCTAAAAAAGCGGCCGCGTCTGTGTTGTCGGCGCTGGGTGTGCCGGAAGCGGAAAAAGTTGCCACTGACGGCCAAAGATTTCTGGCGGCTAGCCAGCAAGCCGTATTGCAGCGGCAGTTGGAACAAAAAGGCCCGCAAACTGAGGCTGACGCGCAACGTATTACGCAGACTGGCGCTCAACTCGGTAACACGGTTAACGCTAACCGGTTTATTATTTCAGTAGCCAAAGCACAGTTAAAGCGTGATGTGGCTCAGCGTAACTTTTACGATAGCTGGTGGAAACAGAACAAAACTTACGACGGCGTTGAAGATGCGTGGTTCTCCGGCGAGGGCGGCAAATCGTTGTTTGAATCGCCAGAGCTTAAACAATACGTTACACCTGCCGCGCCGTCGCAACCGCGCGAGGACGGTGCAAGAGGCGGCGCACCGGCGGCTAGTGCTTCTTCGGTGCGCGAGCAGGCAGACGCAATTCTTAATAGGAAGTAATAACAATGGCATCGGCAGACGATTACGCCGCTTGGATCGTAAAAAATCAGGACAAAAAAGGCACGCCTGACTTTGATACAGTAGCTAAAGCGTATCAAGAAGCCAAGTCGGCGGAAGCACTGGGCGGCGTGCCCGGCCCCCGCGCGGCGCGGCCTGCGTCCACTATGGACGTTATAACCAGCGCGCCGTTTAAGGGTGCTGCGGGTATGGTTGATATCGTCTTGACCGCGCCGCAGAATTTGGCAAATCTGGCAAAAATGGGCTACGGCACAGCAGTAACGGCGATGGGCCGCCCTGAACTTGCGCCGGAAGTCACCGCACCGCGTCCGCCTGTGGCCGAGGCGCTTACCCGCGCCGGGCTGATCCGCGAGCCAGAAGGTGAATTGACGCCATTTCAACGTGTAGCGGATGTAGCTTTGCAAGCCGCTACGGGCGGAGTGTTGGGCAGCCCAAGCGCTATCCGCGCTGCTGCGCCGACAATTCTTGGAAAAGCCCGCGCGGCAGGGCGTATTGCTGGCGCTGGCGCAGCAGCGGGCGGTGCCGGGCAGGTGGTTACGGAAGCCACTGACCAGCCGCTGCTAGGACTGGCTACTTCGGTTGCCGTGCCAACGCTGTCTGTGACGCGGGCGCAAGCGCGGCAGGCGCAAGCGCAAGCCGAACAGCAGCGTAATGCGGTGCGTGACCTAACTGTTCGGCAGGCGCAATCAGAAGGTTTCATCACGACACCTGGTAGCGTTACCCCCAGCACGCAAAACGTGTTGTTAGAACGGTTAGCTGGCAAAACCCGTACGCAACAAGAAGCTGCGGTGCGCAACCAGCAAGTTACGGATCGTTTGGCCCGCCGCGCGGTAGGGATTAGTGACACTGACCCGTTGACGCGCGCAAATATGCGGCAAGTGCGCCAAGATGAATTTGCAAAAGGATACGAGCCGTTGAACCGGATCGGTACCGTATCCGCCGACACACAATTCAATCAAGCGTTGGATAACGTATTGGCGGCGTATACCGGCCCTGGGCGGTCTTTTCCGGGGGCTATCCCGCAGCCTGTTGTTGATTTAGTGCAAAACTACCGCGTCGGGCAGTTTAATTCTGCCGATGCAGTCGCCGCTACTCGTACGTTGCGAGAACAAGCACAAGCTAATATTCGTGCCGGCGGCGATAACGCCGCAGTCGGATTGGCGCAACGCGCCATTAGTAACGCGCTAGAAGATCAGATTGAACGTTCGTTGCAACAAGCCGGCAATCCTAACGCACAGGCTATGCTGGACCAGTTCCGCGCATCGCGTCAACGCATGGCGATCAGCCATTCAATCGAGGACGCGATTGTGGAGGGCGGCGGTTCTGTCAACGCACGCCAGTTGGCTAACGACCTTCAAACGCGCGGTAAATACTTTAGCGGCGATCTCGACTTAATCGCAAAGTTTGCCAATGTGGCGCGGCCTGTTATGGTGCCGCCCGGCACGATGGGTACGCCTGGTTCGCAAACGATGTTGGGTACGCTTAGCGGCGGTCTAGGAGGCGCGGGTGGCTACGCTATCGGGGGCGCGCCAGGCATGGCCGCTGGCTCAGTAGCGGGCGCTTTGGCGCCGTCAGCCGTATCTGCGGCTGCGCGCCAATATTTGCTGTCGCGCTATGCGCAACAACGCGCCATACCCCAATACGGTCGCCCCGGCGTTAACGCGCTGGCCGCGTCTGACCCGGCGCTGTTAGGCGCTTTGGCGGGCATACCTGTCGCTACTAACCAACCTCAATCGGCAAACGCACTTGCGAGATAACCATGAACCTGGAGAACGGCGAAATTGACCCGGTGAAATACGGCGTCCTGTGGCAGAAAGTTCAAGACATGGATAAGAAGATGGACAAGGTAGAGCGCCAGATCGAGCAGCTGTTGGACATGGCCAGCCGGTCGAAGGGCGCGCTGTGGGTCGGGATCGGGTTGTGGTCGGCAGGGTCGGCGTTGCTTGGGTTCTTGTTCGGAAAGCACTAGCGGCATAAGGTGAATACATGGACATCGCTGAATTTTTGCTTAAGTGGTGGCCGCTAATCTCTGCGGTCGTCATTGTCATTGTGATGATTTCAAAACTGGATGTGCGTATTTCTGTCGTTGAGGACAAGGTAAAAACGCTATTTCATTTATGGAATAACAAATGATCCCTCTGACTGCCCTGCTGACGGTCGGCACCAAGCTGATCGACAAGTTCTTCCCCGACGCCCAGGCTGCCGAGGCCGCCAAGCTGAAGCTGCTGGAAATGCAACAGAACGGCGAGCTGGCGCAACTGAACGCCGACGTGACCGAACAGCATGAGCTGACCGAGCGCCTCAAGGCTGACATGGGCTCGGACTCGTGGCTGTCCAAGAACATCCGCCCCATGACGCTGGTGTTCATCCTGCTGACCTACACCGCCTTCGGCCTCATGTCCGCCTGGGATATTGAGGTCAACAACAACTACGTCGAGCTGCTCGGGCAGTGGGGGATGTTGATCATGTCCTTCTACTTCGGCGGGCGTACGCTTGAGAAGATCATCGGCATGAAGAAGGCCAAAGAATGACCCAACTGACTGCAAACTTCTCCCTCGCCGAGCTGACCCGTTCCGAGGCGGCTGACCGCAACGGCTGGGATAACACCCCCAACGAAGCCGAGATCGCCAACCTGCGCCGCCTCGCGGCCCTGCTCCAGCAGGTCAAGTCGGCGGTAGGTGGCAAGCCGGTGATGATCAACTCGGGCTTCCGGTCGAAGCAGGTGAACGACTCGGTAGGCAGCAAGGACACCAGCCAGCACCGGCTGGGCTGCGCCGCCGACATCCGGGTGCCGGGCATGACGCCTAGGCAAGTGGTCGAGGCGTGCATCGCCGCTGGCGTGCCGTTCGACCAGATCATCCTTGAGTTCAACTCGTGGACGCACATCTCGGTGCCCAACACGCCTGACGCGGCGCCACGCAACTCGCGCCTGATCATCGACAAGCAGGGCACTCGCCCGTTTGCGTGATGCGCTGGGCCTTGGCCGCCGGGCTGTCACTGGTAACGCCAGGCTGCGCCTACAACTGGCAGGAGACGCAACAGGTAGGGGCGGCGCTGATCCACAAGGTCGAAACACCGCTGGCCGGCGAGTTCTGCTCCAAACTGCTCGGAGCACCCAAGCGCGGGTGCGCCGTGCGCCTGTTGAACACCGACAGCAACATCACCAACTGCGTCCTGATCGTAGCGCCCGGCGACGTGGAGGCGATCCAGCACGAGTCGGCGCACTGCCTAGGGTGGGATCACCCGAGGCGGTAACTACACCGCCCGTGCGTCCTTGAGGATCTCCAGCCGTTCGCGGGCGGCGCGCATGGCCGTGTAGCGTTGGTGCAGGCGCTCCAGGAACGTCACCCGGCGCCGGCCACTGCGTTCTTCTTCCAGCAAGGCCAGCACCTGCGCCTCGTTCATCAGGGGCAGCTCTTTATTTAATTTTCGCCAGTTCAAGTTTCTTCTCCAGTTCTTCAATCTGACCGCAGACGCGCAGCAGCGCGCGCTCGGCTTGGTTGTACGCCTTGGCCCATTGCAGCCGTTCGACCTTGGCGGCCTTGAGCTTAGCTTTCCACAGTGCGACAGTTTTAGGGTTCATAGCCAGGCTCTTTCAACGTCCGACAGCTGCGCGGGCTTTGGCGCGGGCGGCTTTGATTTTTGCTTGCCGCGCTTTCTTGGCGGCGGCTCGCTTGCGGGTGTCAGTCCAGTAGGCGCTGCGTTTTGTGTATCCGCCTTTGCTTCCCACCGGTCGTCCGCGTTTTTTAGGCTGGTCGGAAACGGCCAACTGCTCGGCAGGCTCAAGTTTGTAAGGTGCATTGTGTTCCTCCACGTATTGTTCGTAGCTAGTGCTGTAGTACAGCACCAATAACAAACCAACAAACAGCAAAACCCCGAAAATCCACACCATCGCTTCGTATAGCTCCACCACGTTCTCCTTGCTATCGTAAAGGTTTCTCACCCGCCAGCGCGCAGGTGATATGGTAGGCCGCCCGCGCGGCCCGGTGCCTTGCAACAGTCGCGGCATAGCGCGCCAACACGCGCCAGTGCGGCGTACGGCGCTGGATGAACTCAGCCCGCAGCAGGGTCAAGATACGCTCACCTTCATCCGGGCTCATCGACACCCGCGATCCATCGCGCCGAATGAACCAGTAACCATCCAGGCGCTGCTCAAAACCCGCGCAGCCATTACGGTCGTATAGTGTGTCGGTTTCCACTACGTTCTCCAGATACAATCTCTAGGTTGAGTAACGCTCGTCTCCAGCCCACAGCAATCGCAGTGTGCGATTACCCATGTCTGCATTCTGTCTGATGGTTTACCACCCATCGTGCCTGCACAGCGCAGGCAGATCACCCTGTAGTCCATCGGGTCGCCGATCTCTGTGCGCTTGCTGCCCTTGTCGTACAAACTTCGCATGAATAGCTTCATTTATTCTTCTCCTTGAGTTTGGCTTCGATGGCTCGGATGAAGTCGGCCAGCACAGGCACTTCAACGTGATGCAGCCCATCAAAAACGGTCAGCGCACCAACTTCCTCACCCGTCAGTCCTTGCCATTGGCGCGGCTGCTGGGCGGTGTAGAGCGGAATGGTGTTGTCTTCGGTTCTGAACCATGTGATGCAGTCGGTGCAGTCCTCGCCATCACGCATCCACGCCACCGGCTCCGGCTCCGGCTGCGCCAGCCTCTCGCGCAGGGCGGCAGCAGCTCCGTGGCACATCCTGCCAACAGGGTAAAAGCTGGTGCTATGCGGGCCGTCATCAACAACAAGCCTTGCATCTACCGGGACTGCTTCTAGCAATTCAATCAGCGATGTTTGTTTTGCTTCCATGCTCTCAGCTCCTTTGCTGCGTCTTGATACTCAATCGCCATCAGGCTGCGAGAATCCGCATAACGCTGCGCAATACGCTCGGCATAGGTGATGGCTTGCTCTACGTTGTCGTGCTCTCGCAGCAAGATGCCTGCAAGTGACTTCGCATCCAGCGCCTGCTGCATCAGTTCTCTGTCAGTCATTCGTCTTCTCCTTGCCAGTGTGTGCCGCCCTCCACTTCAACTCATCTCCAAACACAGCAAAGTCTTTGATGGACACATGGTCAAAGTTCATCTTCCCGGCATCGAGCCACAGCTTGACAACCCCAGTACCGCAAACAAGGGCGTCATGAATCGCCATGCCAATAGCGTCTGTGTCGGCGTTTATTTCATGGGACTGTTGTGGCTGCGCCAGCCTCTCTCGCAGGGCGGCGATGATCTGCACTCGATCTTGCACGTTCACATGGTTCAACGCCTCCAGCGCTTGCTGCATCAGTTCTCTGTCGGTCATGTCTTGCTCCTCTTTTTAGTCAATGATGCCGACAAAACCCAAATTAGGGCCGCTGCGAAAACCACGCCGGTCGCTGGTAAAACCCACTCAAACCCCGGCTTTCTTGCTCCTATAATTTCTATGATAACTTGCCCCGCAAAGGTCACCCCCGTTACGAAGGCAGTTTTTGAGGCGCGCATAGTAAGGACTCCTTTTTGCAAGAATAAACAATTCGTTTCTTCATTTTTCTCCTCCACAAAACACTCGTTTAAACTCTTGCTCCTGCCATGCGCGTTCAGCATGCTCCGCAGCCCACGCAGCAGCCCCCGCAGCCCGCGCAGCATCCCACGCAGTCCGCGCAGCAGCCCCCGCAGCCCGCGCAGCCCACGCAGCATCCTTCGCAGTCCGCGCAGCAGCCCCCGCAGCCCGCGCAGTCCCCGCAGCATCCCACGCAGTCTGCGCGGCAGCCCACGCAGCCCCCTCAGCATCCCACGCGGCAACCTCTTGAGTATCAGCCCACGCATCTTTTGCGGCATCCCTCGCAGCACGTAGTTCGTCAGCAGTCGCTTGTCCGTGTGCGTAACGCTCCGCAACATCCAATGCGTTAATGCTTTTGTCCGTCATCAGATGCTGCACTCGACGCGCACACGCGACGCCAAACAACCGAGCTTCCTTGTCAATGCCCTCAAACGCTTTGAGGCACCACACGGCGTCATCAAAGCCATTACTCTTGAGGATTGTGAGCATCGACAATGGCTCGTCATCGGGCTTCGTTTTGCCTAAATTCTTAAGCAGTTTTTCCCATCCATCGCTGCATGGTTCACATACGCGGATTTTGTTTAACGTGGTGTAAATCATTTCTCATCTCCACAAAACACTCGTTTAAACTCTTGCTCCTGCCATTTTCGTTCGGCAGCCCACGCATCCCGCGCAGCCCACGCATCCCGCGCAGCCCCCGCAGCCCGCGCAGCCCGCGCAGCAGCCCACGCATCCCCCGTAGCAGCCCCTGCAGCCGCACTCGCAGCCCCCGGAGCAGCCCACTCAGCAGCCCCCGCATCCCTCGCAGCATGTAGTTCGTCAGCAGTCGCTTGTCCGTGTGCGTAACGCTCCGCAACATCCAGCGCTCTAATACTCTTGTCCGCCATCAGATGCTGCACCCGACGCGCACACGTCACCGCGAACAACCGGGCTTCCTTGTCGACGCCCTCAAACGCTCTGAGAGACCACACGGCGTCATCAAAGCCGTTACTGTTTATGATGGTCAGCATCGACAATGGCTCGTCATCAGGCTGAGTCTTGCCTAAACTTGTCAGCAACTTTTCCCAACCAGAGCGGCAGGGGCTACATGCGCGGATTTTATTTAATGTTGTGTAAATCATTGCCACACCCAGCACGTAAATTTATCGTCTATCATCGTGATGACGGTCATGGCCCCATTGACCCTCGGGAACTTGCAAGCATTGACCATCGCCCGCTCCTGCCGCTCATCCACGACAGGCTCACGCATCAACCACACAGTCAGCGCCATGCCGGTCACCAGCCCGATCACGAACACATACACCTTGCCCCGCGTTATCTCACCCTGCTCTACGATCTTGTGGTTCATCCCACCCTCCTTGTAAGGCTTCATATTACACACTCCGGCCCTCTTTGACACCCTTGTCGTACAGCGCGTCGAGCCGCCACATGACCTGCCGCGACAGCCCCTTGGCCCGCAGGAACAGCACGCCGTCCGCACGCAGCGTCACCACCAGGTTCCTCGGGCCGCCGTCCTGCACCAGCACGTCCAGCTCCCGCGCCACGTCCTTCTTGGTCATCTTGGTCGTCATACCGCCGCCTTCAGCTCGTCCATCGTCAGCTCACTCAGGTCACGCTTGTCATGCAGCGACGCCCAAATGCGCTCGTCGATGGTCTTGTTGGTCAGCAGGACGTAGCACCACACGTCATGGCGCTGGCCGCTGCGGTGCAGCCGCCCGACGGTCTGCTCATACAGCTCCAGCGACCACGGCAGCGACAGGAACACGATGCGGCTGCCGCCGTGTTGCAGGTTCAGCCCATGCCCGGCGCTCTTGGGGTGGATCAGCAACAGCTCGATCTTGCCCTCGTTCCACGCCTCGACGTTGCCGTCGATCGTCTTGGCCTTAGGGTAGCGCCGCAGCAGCTCGTCGCGCTCCTCGATGAAGTTGTAGACCACGATCGTCGGCGCGTGCTGGTTCTCCGCCAGCAGATCGGCCAGCAAGTCCATCTTGTGACCGCTGAACCACACTGGCGTCTTGTGCGTGATGAACTTGCCGAACCGCGAGGGGTCGGGTGTAGTCCGGGTGTCGTACACGAACCCGCAGGCCATCTGTTGCAGCTTGCCCGTCACCACGGCGGCGTTGGCCGCGATCGCCTTGGCGGTGCCAAACTGCACCACAAAGTCCTTTTTCATCTTCTCGTACGGCTGGCGGTCGGGCATGTCGCACCGCAGCTCGACCGTGTGCAGCGGCGGCAGCGTGTCGGTGTACTCGCCTGGCTCCAGCACGTAGGTGGCGGGCTTGATGCGGGCCATGACCTGCTCCAGCGCGCCCTTGCGCGGTGCCCACTCGCCGAGCTCGCGGTTGATGCAGACGAAGTACTGCTGCATGAAGGCACCCTTGCTGCGGCCTAGCAGCGACGTGTCCACGATCTTGCACTGGCCAAACACGTCCTCCAGGCCGTTGCTGGTAAAGCTACCGGTCAAGCCCCAACGGATCTTCATCGGCTCGATGACCTTGGCCAGCGCCTTGAACCGCTTGCCGCTCGGGTCTTTGAGGCGGGTCAGCTCGTCGAACACCACGGCGTCGAAGTCCAGATTCTGCTCGCACAGCCATTGCAGGTTGTCGTAGTTCGTCACCAGCACGTCAAACTTGGAGCGCAGCGCCGCCTCGCGGTCGCGCAGCAGCCCCACAGCCACGACCACCTTGAGGGATGGCGCCCACTTCTTAGCCTCGACCGGCCACACGTCGGTGCAGACGCGCTTAGGCGCTAGCACCAGGAAGCGGCGCACGATGTTGTCGAACGTCACGTCGCGCATGGCGGTGAGCGTGATCGCCGTCTTGCCCGCGCCGACCGGAGCCAGCACCAACGCCCGGTCGTGGCTGTAGATGAAGTCGGCGGCGTATTCCTGATACGGACGCAGTGCTAGAGTGTTTTGACCCATTGTTCCACCATCTCCTTTGACCATAGGCACGCATATCGCTGGCCTAGCCGCGCCATATCTTGCGCGTAAAGTTTCTGCAATTCCGACAGCCGCCCCTTGGGCGCTTTGAGTTCCACGAACCAGGTGGTGCCGTCAGGCAAACAGATCACACGGTCCGCCACGCCACGCTGCGAGGGGCTCTTAAACTTGTACGCCTTGCCCCCGCGCATCTCGACGTGCCAGACCAGATAACGTTCGATTTCAGATTCACGCATGGCCCGCATCCTACCCTGTCCAAAAGTTCTTGACAACTACTTTCTCAAGCTGGCATGATGCAGCCTCTACTCACTCAAGGACAGTTCACTATGACCCAAGTCGCAACACACTCCTCTCTGATCGGCGGCTCGACCGCCAGCCGTGTGATCAACTGCCCTGGCAGTGTGGCGCTGGTGGCGAAGATGCCGCCCAAGCCGTCCAGCGAATACGCCGACCGGGGCACGCTGCTGCACGACGTGATGAGCGACCTGCTGACGTCCGACAAAGCGCCGACTGACTTCATCGGACGTCAATACATGGACATCACGCTGACGCAAGACCTGATCGACGACAAGGTGCTGCCCGCCTTGGCGGCCCTCAACGAGATCGACCCCAAGGCCGAGATGGAGCTGGAGGTTGAGTCGCAGGTGGGCTACGGCGGCCTGCTGCCCGGTGCCTACGGCTCGGCGGACGTCATCGGGCGCTTGGGCCGACGGACCATCGTGCTGGACTGGAAGTTCGGCGACGGCGTGCCGGTGTCGGCGGAGAACAATAAACAGCTTTTGTTTTACGCAGGTGCCGCCCGGCTGACCGCCAAGACGCAGTGGGCGTTCGAAGGCACGGACGAGCTGGAGCTGATCATCGTCCAGCCGCCCCATGTGCGCCGCTGGGTGACGGACTTCAAAACCCTCGACTTGTTCGTCCAAGATATGATCCGGGCGGTCAAGCGGGCGCAGCAGTCGGACGCGCCGCTGACGGTGGGTGATCATTGCAGGTGGTGTGCCGCCAAGCCGATTTGCCCTAAAATGACCGGTGCAGCAGACCGGGCGTTGAAGCTCAAGATCGACCAGTTGGACAGCGCCAGCATTGGCGCGCTCTTGGCGCAAGCGGACACGGTAGAGGATTGGATCAAGGACTTGCGCGAACTGGCCTACACCATGCTGGAGAACGACAAGCCCGTACCCGGCTGGAAGCTGGTCGCCAAGCGTGGCACGCGCCAGTGGGCGGACGAGAAGAAGGCCGCTGATGCCCTCGCCAACTTGGGCGTCAAGCCGTACGAACAGAAGCTAATCACACCAGCAGCCGCTGAGAAGCTGCTGAAAAAGAGCAAGACGGAACTGCCCGCCGATCTGGTGGTGTCGGTTTCGTCAGGCAGCACGCTAGCGCCGGAGAGCGATCCCCGGCCTGCCGTGCTTAACGTCGGGAAGCAGCTCACTGCGGCCCTTTCTAAACTTCAGTAAGGAAATACAGTCATGTCCAATATCGTAGCCTTTAGTCAAGCCAATCTGCCGGCGGTGTCGAGCCTGTCAACCGCGTTGCGTTCACTGGAGAGAGACGTCGGCCAAGCCGGCGCCGTCATTCTCAAGATGGACAAGACCGGCCACTGGGTGTTCGGTGCCGACCAGACCGAGGTGGAGGACGACTCCACCTGGGCGGTCAACCCCTTCTCGTTCGTCCACGGCTTCATCGCGTGGGGTGACGGTGAGGTGCTGGGCGAGAAGATGGTGTCGGTGGCGCAGCCGCTGCCGGAACTGGAAGCCGCCCCGCCCAACGCCAAGAAGGGCTGGGAGATGCAGGTCGGCCTGTCGTTGAAATGCCTCACGGGCGAGGACAAGAACATGGAGGCGCGCTACACCACCACGTCCGTGGGCGGTAAGCGTAGCGTCCAGTCTCTCGCCATGGAGATTGCAGCGCAGGTTGAGAAGGACCAGTCCAAGCCTGTGCCGGTGGTGCGTCTGAAGAAGGACCACTACACGCACAAGTCCTACGGCAAGATCTTCACTCCGGTGTTTGAGATTGTCGAGTGGATCGGCATGGACGGGGGCACGGAACCGCCGAGCGAAGCTGATGCTCCGGTGGCAGCCGCGCCGCAGGTCGAAGAAGCCCCGCGCCGTCGTCGTCGCGCGGTGTGATGTGTTGGCGGGGGCTTTCGGGCCCTCGCCTTTTTTCTCAGGAGAACGACATGACCCCGTATCAAGAACTCTGCTTCCTGCTCCGTGAATACGACACCGCCGCCAGCGCGGGCGATGCCAAGAACGCGGCGCTGACCGCTGCCCGCATTTTTCAAGCCGCTGGTCTGTTGGCCTACCAAGCCGAAGCGCAGGTCGAACGCGACCTCAACAACCGTCAACTTAGCGCCACCGTGCAGTGACAATACTTTGGATCGACTTTGAAACCCGCAGCCGGTGCGACTTGCCGGCGGCGGGTGTGTACAACTACGCTCAGGACGCCAGCACCGACGTGCTGTGCATGTCCTACGCCTTCGATGATGAGGACGTCGTGACGTGGCGACCGGGCGAGCCCTTCCCCGAGCGCGTGCGTGGCCACACGGGCCAGATCCGCGCGCACAACGCCGCCTTTGAGCGCCTCATCTTCTGGTACGTGCTCCAGGTCGAGTTCAAGCTGGAGCAGTTCTATTGCACCGCAGCACAAGCCCGTGCCAACTGCGCGCCGGGTGGGCTGGAGGACGTGGGCCGGTTCGCCTCGGCCAACATGAAGAAGGACCACCGGGGGGCGCAGCTGATCCGGCTGCTGTCCTTGCCGCAGGCCGACGGTAGCTTCCGCGAGGACGCCGACCTGATGGCCGAGATGGTGGCCTACTGCGAGCAGGACGTGCGGGCCATGCGGGCGGTGTCCAAGGCCATGCGCGACCTGTCGGCGCAGGAGCTGGCCGACTACCACGTCAACGAGCGCATCAACGATCGGGGCGTGCTGGTGGATCTTGATCTATGTCAAGCGGCGGTCAAGTATGCCAGCGACGAGCTGGTCGAGATCGAGCAGATCGTGGCCGAGGTGACGCAGGGTGAGATCACCAGCGTGCGATCGCCCAAGATGCGCGAGTGGGTGCTGGACCGCGTGGGCGAGGAGGCCAAGCGGCTGATGACCGTCTACAAGGACGGGGAGAAGAAGTTTTCCATTGATAAGACCGTCCGGGCCAACCTATTGCTGCTGGCCGAGGAGAACCCCGACGAGGTGCCAGCGGATGTCGCCGAGGTGGTGCAGTGCGCCGACGACCTGTGGGCGTCGAGTGTCGCCAAGTTCAACCGCCTAGCCGCGCTGGCTGACATCGAGGACCACCGCGTGCGGGGCGCGTTCGTGTTCGCCGGCGGGTCGGCCACGGGCCGGGCCTCGTCCTATGGCGCCCAGGTGCACAACTTCACCCGCAAGGTGGCCCAAGAGCCCGACGCCGTGCGGCAGGCCATGGTGCGCGGGCACCAGATCGTGCCTAAGTTCGGCCGCCGCGTCACGGACGTGCTGAAGGGAATGCTCCGCCCTGCGCTTGTGCCCGCGCAGGGGCATGTGTTGATTGTAGCCGACTGGTCGGCGATCGAGGGGCGGGTGCACCCGTGGCTCTCCAACAGCCCGGCGGGCGAGCCGAAGCTGGACGTGTTCCGGTCCGGCCTTGACCCCTACAAGGTCAACGCAGCAGCCACCTACCATGTGGCCTACCAAGACGTGACCGACGAGCAGCGGCAGGTCGGCAAGGTGCAGGAGCTGGCCTTGGGCTTCCTCGGCGGGGCGGGCGCCTTCGACACGTTCGGGCGCATCTACGGCGTGCGGGTGACGGAGGCCGACGCGCAGCGGATGGTCAACGCCTGGCGCCGGGCGAACCCATGGGCCATGGCGCACGGTCAGGCGCTGGAGGGCGCCTACACCCGCGCCATGCGCAACCAAGGCCACGAGTTCAGCGCCGGGCGGGTGACGTATCTCTACGACGGCCTGCACCTGTGGTATGCCTTGCCGTCAGGCCGCGTGCTGTGCTACCCCTACGCCCGGCTTGACAGCGACGGGGTGAGCTACGCCAAGGCGTCATGGAAGCCCGCAGCGGATGCGACCGAGTGGCCGCGCGCGCGGCTGTGGCGGGGGCTCGCGTGCGAGAACATCACGCAGGCCGCCGCCAACGACGTGCTGCGCCACACGCTGCGGCAGATGGACGACGTGGTGCTGCACGTCCACGACGAGGTGGTGTTGGAGGTGCCGAGGCCGCAGGCCGAGGCGAGAGCAGAGGAGTTGATGAGGGTCATGTGCACGCCGCCCGACTGGGCGCCGGGGTTGCCGTTAAACGCTGAAGTAAAAATTATGGAGAGATACGGAAAATGAAAACAATCATTGTGCCGGTAAGCGGTGGCAAGGATTCACAAGTAGTGTTGTCGCTGGCGCTGAAAACGGGGCGACCAATTGTGTGTGTGCATCAAAACACCGGGTATGACCATCCTGATACCTACGCACAAATTGAGGCGATGGAGAAGTTTTATGGCGTATCCATCGAACACACAAAAAACAAATGGGGCGGTATGTTTGGTTTTCTTGAGCACGCCCAATATTTCCCAAACAGCGCCGCACGCGGATGCACCCAGCGACTTAAACAGGAGCCGTTTGCTCAATGGTTGGTTGAAAAAGGGTACAACAAAGACAACGCTGAAATTTGGTTCGGGATGCGTTCGGACGAGTCAAAGACGCGCGGTGAAAAGTACGGTGGCATCACAATGGACGACGACTTTACGCTTGGCGACATTGCTGATTTTTATGTACAAGGAAAGCGCAAAGCGCTGGGCGAAATTTCAGTAAAGCTACCGATTGTTGAGTGGACTACGGAACAAATTTTTGACTACATTGCCGCAGAACGCGCGCCGTTGAACGCGCTTTACGGACGTGGGCATCACCGCGTCGGATGCTATCCGTGCCTGTTATCGCGTAAGTCAGAATGGCAGGCGGCCGGTAAAGACTCCGCAGGTCGAGAACACATCAAGAAAATGATCGCGCTTGAAGATAAATGGAAAGCCGAAAACAACCCGCGCAAATTCATTAAGGTGCATCGTGTTTGGGATGTACGCGATTTTTTAGACGGCAAAGATGTGCGCGAGTTAGCCAACGAAGAATGTGGCTATTGCAGTATTTAAGAAGGAAAATAAAATGAATACCAAACAGCAGTTAATGCAGTTCTTAGAATTTTTGACAGGCTTGGCGCCCGAAGGCGAGACGGCGCTAATCGTCCGACAGAAGCCGCAGCGCCGCGACGGTGAGCTGCAATTCCACGCGGATGGCGCGATCAAGTGCACCTGGCCCGCCGCCCTGCCGGATGTAGCCAAGATCAAGCCGGATCACAGCTGGTATGGCAACACGGCCAGCTTCATTATCGACCGCTTCGCGGATGGCAAGATTAGCGCGAGTGCCGCCAACTGCGAATACTGCCTTGTGCTGGTCTTGGACGATGTGGGCACCAAGTCTAAGGCGCCGCCGCTGGAGCCGACGTGGAAGATGGAAACGTCCGAGGGGTCGTTCCAGTGGGGCTACGCCTTCACCGAGGAGCAGCCGATTAAGGCCGAGTTTGCCGCCGCCATCAAGGCGATCGCTGACGCGGGCTACACCGATCCCGGCGCCATCAACCCCGTGCGCAACTTCCGCCTGCCCGGCTCGATCAATCTCAAGCCCGAGCGCAACGGCTGGGCCGCGCAGCTGGTGGAGTTCCACCCCGAGCGCATGTTCACCCTGCCGGCCATCTGCGCTGCCCTAGGCGTCACGCCTGCCGAGGCCAGCACGGTGGGGCCGAAGCCCATCCGCGTGCACGACACCGGCAACGATGACGTCTACTCTTGGCTCAACGATCAGGGGCTGGTGCTGTCGAAGCCCAACCCCGAAGGCTGGGCCGGTGTCGTGTGCCCGAACAACGCCCACCACACTGACGGCAACCCCGAGGGGCGCTACCATCCGGCCACGCGGTCTTACTGCTGCCTGCACGCGCACTGCCTAGAGTTCGACACCAAGATCTTCCTCGCTTGGGTCGCGGAGAACGGCGGGCCGAAGCATGACCCCGGCGTGCGTGGCGACCTGATGGCCGCCGTGATGACCGATGCCCTTCAGAAACTGGAGCCCACCGACTTTTTTACTGAGGATGCCGCCAAGGTGATCGAGGAGGTCGAGCGCCGCGAGCTGGGCCGGCTGGAAAAGGCGCAGTGGTTTGAGCGGTTTGCCTACGTCCAGAACGATGACAGTTACTTCGACATGCAGGACCGCCGCGAGGTGTCGCGCGGCACGTTCAACGCCCTATTCCGGCACGTCTCCTGCCAGTCGATCCACACCAAGCGTCGCGTCGAGGCGTCCGTCTGTTATGACGAGAACCGGCAGGCCATGGGCGCCCGGTCGGTCGTGGGGATCACCTACGCTGCTGGCGAGTCCATGCTGGTGTCGCGCGATGGTGACGTCTACGGCAACCGCTGGCGTGACGCACGCCCCGTGCCCGGATCGGGTGACGTGTCGCCGTGGCTAGCGCACTGCCGCGAGCTGGTGCCCGAGCCGGCGGAGCTGGACCATATCCTCAACGTCATGGCCTACAAGGTGCAGCACCCCGAGGTCAAGATCAACCACGCCGTGCTGCACGGTGGCACGCAGGGCTGCGGCAAGGATACCCTGTGGGCGCCGTTCATTTGGGCCGTCTGCGGTCCGGGGCTGCAAAACCGGGGCTTGCTGGACAACGACACGCTAGGGTCGCAGTGGGGCTACCAGCTGGAATGCGAAGTGTTGATCTTGAACGAGCTCAAAGAACCCGAGGCCCGCGAGCGCCGCGCGCTGGCCAACAGGCTAAAGCCCATCATCGCAGCGCCGCCTGAGATGCTGTCGATCAATCGCAAGGGGCTGCACCCGTATGACATGGTGAACCGTCTGTTTGTTTTGGCCTTCACCAATGACCCGGTGCCGATCACGATCGACTCGCAGGATCGTCGCTGGTTCTGCGTCTGGTCGCATAACGAGCGCATGGACCCGGACCGCGCGCAGGCGCTATGGCGCTGGTATAAGGCGGGCGGATTCGCCGCGGTGTGCGGCTGGCTGCACGCCCGTGACGTGTCGGCGTTCAATCCCGCAGCCGCGCCCCTGTGGACGGAGTTCAAGGCTAACCTAGTCGAGCACGGTATGAGCATGGCCGAGTCTTACTTGGTCGATCTTATCCGTGGCCGCCGTGGCGAGTTCGCCGCCGGTGTGGTCGGCTCGCCCTTCCATGCCCTCTGTGATCGGCTGACCGGCGCCGCACCGGCTGGGGTCAAGATCCCCCAGGCTGCGCTACTGCACGCACTGCGGGAAGCGGGCTGGACGGACTGCGGGCGCCTGTCGGCTGCCGGATACGCCACCAAAAAACACATCTTCGCCGCCCCGGACGTCGCGCGGATGCACAGCAAGTCCGAGCTACGCCGCATGGCGGACGATGCGCCGCCCACTAGCGGGCTGCGGGTAGTGTCGTAACGATAGGCAAAAAAAGCCCCTGCACGCGGTGAGGTCGCGGCAGGGGCGAGGTGCCGGGCCATCCTATGGCCCGGCTGGGGTTATGCCTATAAGTCTAACAGGTCGAGCAGCAGGGCCGCAAGCAGCAGGCCCAGGATGACCCAGATCATCGCCCGAGCAGGAATACCACCAGCACGGCGCCTAGCACGCCGGCCAGCAAGGCGAGCACGCCGGCGGCGCCGTGCGGTGGTGTCCAGTCCTCTATCGCTCGGTTGTGGCCGAGCTGGCGCACGAAGGCGAAATGGCGCGGGTCGTGGTCGTATCGCTGGCCGATCACCAGCAGTGCGTCTGCGCGGTCGCATAGTGTCTCCGTCGAGTTTCGCAGTCGGTCGATTCTCATCTTCATCGGTCATCTCCTTTTCAATATTGCTTTGCACAACAATACCGCCCCTCAAACCAGCGGAAAATCCACCGGCCGCGCCCCTTGCTGGCGTGAAATTCTGCCATCTCTGCGGTATCACAATGCGCCACGATGCGCCCGGAATTGGTTTCAACGCGGAAAGCCTTAATGTATCTTTTCATGGTTTCTTCCTTAAATTGATATCCACAGGGCGAACAGAATCCAGCAGCCGAACAGGGCGCCGGCCAAGTATTCAAAAAATGCGCGGATGGTAGGGTTCATGCTGTCACCTCCAATTCGTCAATGTAATGCGCAGCGATGTCATACCAGCAGACTTCACGCAGCGCGGCGTTGAACAGATCAGCAAACATACCCTGAGCAGGTATCTGTAGTTCGGCCAGTTCCGTGTAGAAGTCTTGCATCGACTGCGCCAGCTCGTAAGTGTCGCGCAGTTCTGCGGCACGCTCGCGCCATTGCTCGCTGTCGCCGTCGTTGTCGATCCAGAGATTGACTAGCCAGGTTTCGTAGTTTTTCCAGCCGTTATATTCAGTAGCCATGATAAATCCCTCACGTTAGGTTGTGGCGCCAATGCGCGCCCCGCTGCGCCCGTGTAGGCGCAGCAGGTCGAACACTAAGCCGCTTTCACTTCCTGAGCCGGTGCCGGTGCCGGCAAGCCCCAATTAACGTGTAAGTCGGTCGGCGCCGGTATGTAGGCGTCGGACTTGTCCGCGCGCAGCGGCATAACGATACCGATAAAGTCCGGGCTGCCGCACTGATACAGTCCGGCGCCGGTGCCATTGTGCGCAAGGTAGAGTCCGGCACACTTACCGGCGCCCACCGCAGCAGCTGCGCAATCGCGAACGGCTACCAGGTAATCAGGGTTATATTGCGCGATCTCGCCGGTAGTGGTGGTGGGCGTCACTCGGCGCCAGTCCGGGAATTTGCCGTCGATGAAGGCAAACACGGTGCCGGTGCCGCAATAATCCAGCCTTGCTTTGGCGCCGTCGATCTCAAGCTCGGCGTGCTCTACCGGGTTTCGGCCAGCCTTTTGCAGTTTGATACCGAGCACGACGTCGCGGGGCAGAATCCACTCGCCGATAGTGTCGCCCTCTTGGCGCGCCTCACGTATGGCAACTAGTTTGTGGCCGTCAGTGGCGACGTAGAACCGGCCAGCTGCGGTAACTTCGAGCAACACGCCGTTAAGGTAGTAACGGATATCGGACTTGGGAGCAATATGCTTTGCCAGGGCTTGCAGATATTTCAGGTTTACTTGCATGGTTGATTCCCTCACGTTAGGTTATGACGCGAATGCGCGCCCCGATACCGGCAGAGCCGGCATCAGGTCGAGCACTAGATTGCCAGCTGATACCGCCCAGCATCGTATTCGCGCAGCACAGCTGCGCCGACGTCGCGGGGGGTAGTTTCGAGGCCCATCAGCTGCACGACACCGGAAATACCGCGCGCGGTGTCCGTAAAAGATACCGATACATCCGCCCAATCATCATCAGAAGGTAAAAAGGTAATGTCTAAAACTTGCGTAGCGCCGTAGTTACGGCCGGTTGAGTATTTGATGTTTGCCATGATGCCCTCACTTGTTGGTTGGTGACGCGCAGCCATTAGAACACGTTTTCGCAAGCCTTGCAAGACTTTTCTTTACATGGCCTGCATGATCTATATAAGCAGTTACCGTGCCAGAATGTAAGGTATTGTTTTATAAGGGTTTGCTTTACAGCGTGAGCGTGGAAGTGACGCGCAGCGTCAGTTTGTGACGACAATTTACGTCACATGGTCGTGAATGGTCGCGGATAGTCAACGAATGGGGCGGAGAATGACCATGCAAACGGCCTTGAATCTTTTAGCTTTTTTGCCTTTATAGGCAATATGGTCATTTAGTTTTTATAGTCTAGAAAGTCTAATAATACACAATATGGACTGTGTAATATGGCGGCGCACGCACGCCAACGAAGAGCCGGTGCGACTGAAATTCGATGACTATATGACCATATTGCCCATGATTGCCCGCCCCTGCCTTCCGGCACGCAGCCTGGCGCCACCTGGCCGCACGATTCGACGTGCGCCTGAAAAACAATGACCAGATTGCCCATAGTCATTTAGTCATGACCATTTTGCCCATGATCTGATTGACCAGCTGACCGGCTGATCGCCTGGCGGCCTGTTAGCACGCAGCTGCTAGATTGTTGCGATGCAGCAGCAGGCCCCCGGCCAGGGCCCGCGCCGACCGGGCTTGGTTCCGGGTGGAGTTACAAAAATTTTTTTATTTTTCAGCCCGCTATCAAACATCACCTTACGCATCGGCAAAATGGTCAAATGGTCTTTCATTTTTGGTCGCACGCCGCTAAACTGCGCAGCATGACGTTCAAAAGCCTACCGTTGACGGTTAGAGAGATCAGGGCGACCGAGGCGACGCTGGAGCGCATCTACAACGCGGCGTATCTTGGTTTGAAAGATGATGCTCTAGCTTTAGCAGCAGGATTACTACCTGTAGAGTACAAGCGACTGAAAGAGCTTGACCAGACTGCCCAAATTGCCGAACTGAAGGGGCGCGCCGATAGTGAACGCGAAAACAGCCAGCACCTGCTTAATGCTGCCCGCGCTGGTGATGCCAAGGCCGCCCTCGCCATCTTGCAGCACACCCACGGCTGGGTGGCCAAGCAGGCTATCTCTGTTGAGGTTGACCAGCGCATCAGCGTCATCGACGCCCTGCGCGCTGCTGAGAGCCGCGTCATCGAAGGGCAAGTCGTGACCCCCGCGCTGGAGGTTTCACGTGAATCCACGCCGCCGCTGAAGCGGTACCAGGCTACACAGGAAGCGGCCTAGTGCAAAAACCCATCTACAGCCCGGACGATGAACAGCTGCTAATGACCCGGCTGTGGAGCCCGTCGGTCAAGGACGACCCCGAGGCGTTCG